TTATGTCAAAATGGTATGGAGTTAGGGGAGAAGAAGTATCGTTGAAGGACGGGGATAATTCTCGTCTTCTAATGGTAAACTCATTGGGAGAATCGTTTATAGATATTTGGAACCGTTGTACTTTAGATTTTATACTCTATGGTGCATTTAGTTTAAATATAGTTTGGAAAAGAGACAGAGATTTAGGGTTTGAATTGTATTCAATGGATACATCAAAATTAAGAGCAGGTAGAAGTGATATAAATGACAGAGTTCAGGATTACTACTACTCATCTGATTGGGCAAATGTTAAAAAGTTCCCACCGAGAAAATTACCAGCAATGAATTTTGGTAATGAAGACCCATCTCAAGTTTTCTATTATACAACTCACTCACCAGGAAATGAATATTATGCAACCCCAACATATTGGGGTGGTGCAACTGCAATCTCAACAGAGGTTGAAATCTATAACTGGTTCCATTCAAACATTGTGAATGGTCTACAACCATCTTTATTCGTTGCATTAAATTCAGGTATTCCTGCTCCTGAACAGAGACAAGAAATCTATGATACACTAACTGCAAAGTATGGTGGAAGTAATAACCCTGGTAAGTTGATGTTGACCTTTGCCAATTCAAAAGAAGAGGCTCCTGAAATTACATCAATAGGTACAAACGGTACGGATACAATGTTCATAGAACTATCCAAAAAAGTTCAAGAAGCAATTTTAACATCACATCAAATCAGTTCACCTGAATTGTTAGGGGTTCGTACTCCATCAGCACTTGGACAACCTAACCACCTTGAAGCACAGGACCACTTCCAACACTTGGTTATATATCCAATCCAAGAAGAGATTAAAAGAGTGTTTGAGAAGTTATTGAGATTGAGAGACAACAAACCAGCAGAACTTGAAATTAAACAATTTGAGATGGTAACCATCCCTGACGCAGCACCTGTTGAAACAGTTGATGTAAATAAGGATGTTGCCGTTGATGAAGCAAAAGACGAAACAATAGTATAATATGTCAGCACTAATTCCTCAAAATGTCTTACTTATTAGTGAGAACAAGATTAAAAACTTTACGGACATTGACCAAAATGTTACTACAGCAGTTTTATTACCATTCATATCGGTAGTACAACAAACGAAGTTGGAATACATTATTGGTGGAAAATACTATAAGGAGTTATTGGAGGGTGTAATCAACTCAAACTTGAGTACAAATGACCAAAACTTCCTTGAATACTTCGCTCAACCATTATTGATTTGGGCGGCCTACGCAGAATGTTTACCATCTGTATTCATGAGAATCAAGAACAATGGTATTGTTACTGGTGCTGAAAACACTGTAACCATCAAAGAGATGGAATACATGCAAACAAGAGCCGATGACAGGTCTCAATTCTTTGAGCAAAGAATGATTGAACAAATTATTTGGAACTCAAACTTATATCCATCTGTATTTAACTACTCAACACAAAATGGTATGCAACCACACTTGGGCAAGAACTACTTTAGTGGTGTTGAAATGTCTTTAGGTAGATTTTCAGGATATGATATTGCGGTAGGAATGCAGAAGTCAGGTATTGGTTATTATTCTGGTCCTGATTATGCATGTCTGTGGGGATACTAAATAATTTATTATGAACGAAACTATATTACTATTTTTATCTAACGCATTGACTGGTATTGCTGCATGGTTTGTTGGTAAACGCAGAGCAACAGCAGAAACGGACAATCAAGTTTTACGCAATCTTGAATTATCAATTAACCTTTATAGAGGAATTATTGACGATTTGAAGAAGGAAATTGAATCTTTGAATATAAAAGTTCAAGATTTAGAGAAGAAAATAGACGAATTACATGCTGAAAATAAAATCTTAAAATCAAAAGTTAAATAACAGTGCCCATCCCATCCAGAGAAAAGAATGAAAATAAGGACCTATTCGTCCAAAGATGCATTTCGTCAATTATAGACGAATACGGACAAGAACAAGCCGCAGCGATATGTTATAAGGCTGCTGACGAGAAGATGTCTAAAATGGAAGATAATGAGGCCGAGGAGGTATTCGTGTTAACTCCAAAGAAGACGGAGAACAGAGGTAAGTACTTGCAAAGATGTTCAGCTCATCCAAAGATGAAAGAACAATTCAAAGACATGAAAGAGAGAATGGGTCAATGTCTTAACGCATTTAATTCATACTACAAATACTGGAATCGTTTAGAATCATTTGGTGAAGAGGATACAAAAGGAACTGTGTTGGGTGATTGTATTGCAAAGAAGAGAGCACAGGGATTAGATTATAAACAAGCCTATGCAAGATGTGCTTCCAAAGTGGTTGTTCCATCAGGTACTATTACTTTAAGTGAAGACGAGGATAATCTGTTAATTGAACCAGTGGAGTTTCAAGATTGTCCACCAGCAACATTAGATATTCCCTTGAATATTGCTAATAGACAAAAGTGTATTGACCAAGCCAACTATGGTCCATTAGACCCCAAACTTCCAAACGAGGATTATTGGAAAGCTAAAGCGGATAGATTCAATACAAGACCTTCTGAAGCCAAGAAAGCTTTATGTGGTAATTGCGCATTCTTCGTAAAGACAAGTCATATTTTAGATTGTATTGCTGAAGGATTAGGTGATGTAGGGGTTGACCCATACGATTCAATTAACGCTGGTGATTTGGGTTATTGTGAAGCCTATGACTTCAAGTGTGCTGCAAGTAGAACTTGTGATGCATGGGTTGTTGGTGGACCAATAACTGAATAAATTTTTTTATAATAAAAGTTGATTACCAAGATACTATTTTTATATTTAGTATCAGAGAGTGGTTGAAGTGTTATTGTTTATTTTTTTTTATTTAATATACTCCCATTTATTATTCCATTGCCCTTCTCCACTCTCTGTGCCGATAGTTTATGTAAAAAGTCAGGTTTCTAAAAAAAACCTGATTTTTTTTGCTTAATAGTTGACACTTTCGTTCCTATACCCTATACTTATCTATATAAAACAATAACAAACTATGGGACAAACAAAAAAATTATTAGACGAAATTTACGAGTTGGAAACAACAATAACTTATCCTGATGATATGGATTTGGATTATGAAAACTGGTTGGCACAGAAACAAGCAGAACAATCTGCTTATGAAGAAATGTTGGCAGATTCAAAATAAATCATTACCTTTGTAAAAACTAAAATCATGAGCAGAACTAAAGACCAAATTATCATCTTTCAGAACCAATCACACTTGGTTCAGAAACACTTTAACGATTGTGGAGTTTGTCCATCACTTCTATTGATTGCATTATCCACCGATGTTATGGTTGACTTCGCAATCAACGGACCTACCAAAGAGGTATTAGCCCGATTTGAGAAGATGGAGAAATACATAGAAGAAGAAAAAAAGAAAACTAAAAAATAGTCGTTGCTGACTTAAGAGGTGTACATCTATATGCCATTCAGTGCACCCACCCCACCTTGTTCTCATGTGTGGGGTTTTTTTTTGTAAATAAATTTTGCCGGTAAATTTATTATCCATACCTTTGTTCCTCACAAATAAATAATCACACCATGACTACTAAACAACTTGAGTTAAGTTTAAGCCCACAACAAAGAACAGTATTAGATTACATAATGATGGAGTACTTGACAGTACCTGAATCAGATAGTATGACCGTAGAAAAATTACATAATGTTATGTTGTTAATCATAGAGAAATTCCAAATAATAAATTGGTATGCATCTATTGATGAAAACTATGTTTTCGCATCAAAAGAATTTTGTAAAAATTATCGCGAAGATATTTTGCAGATTGTAAACTAATCAGTACTTTTGTTCCTCACAATTAAATCATCACACATCATGTTAAAATTCAACAGAACACCATCAGCACAAACAATTATTGACGAATGTATTTTCCGAGTTTTCCATAATCAAAACAAATGGGAATGTGATTCATTCACCACAGTAGAACAAGAAGACATGGTTCAGAGATGTATGAACTACGGAGTTTTTAGTAAATTCCAATCTAAAGTTTTGACAGTTAAATTTCAGAACCAAGTTTGGAATAATCTTAAAAAGAATAATTTGGGTTATGGTGACGCTATGTCAGGTCTTCGTGAATTGTTCTATGACTATCAAGAAGGAATAAAATTTTCAACAAAATATTTCTTGGCTATATAATTATTCATTACCTTTGTTCCTCACAATTAAAAATAAAAAACACATGAAAAAAATCCTTATGGTCGCAATCGCCCTAATTGCATCGGTTTCAACTTTCGCTCAAGTAACTCTTACTCCTGAATCTGCTGGTAAATGGTTCAAAGAATCTTATGTTGAATCTAATTTCAAAGACCCTTATTCATTCAAATTGCTCAAGGTTACAATTGACACTATTACAGTCGCTGAGCAAACTCAAACAAGAATTTCTTTGAAAGAGAGTGATTTAGCTAATATCGCTCAGAAGAGAAAGGATAATCAATGGAGTATAGAGACAGGTCAAAAATATATCAAGAAAAATTTGGACCCTAACGGTACTTGGGTTAAGGCAATTGAGAGAGCAAACAACAGTAACAAAGAGTTGGATGAATTACCTGAGACAATTCAAAAGTTGAAAACAACTTTATCTCAAATGAGTGATGAAGAAAAAAACAAAGCCTTCACTTATTGGATTTATGTTGAGTGTCACGCTAATAACTCTTACGGTAATCCTGTTTTAGGTAGATACGGATTCAGATATGATAATGGTGATTTCATAAAAGAATCAGTTTATAAAAGAAATTAAGACATTTTCAGTGTTTTATATATAAAGACCCCATCCTTA